ATACTATGTTATTCCGTAAGCAGTGGGTGGAAATTTACAAGAAAAAAGGAATTGATATAGATAAAATGGGTGATACTATGAGAAGTCTTCAAAATAAAATAGATAGTTTAATGTTAAGATTGGCAAAAACTCAAAACGATAAAGATGTGGAAAAACTTAAAAATGAGATTATTCAATTAAAAGATGAACAAGCTTCTATTAATATTGAGAAGACAGATTTACTGTCCTCAAGTATTGAAGATGTGCTAAATATAAATGTAACTTCATACTATGCGTATATTGTCTTGGAGAGGAAAGAAGGGGATAATTGGGTTAAGGCATTTGCTACATACAAGGATTTCGTTAATAGTCATGATACTGAGCTTTTGAACAAATGTCTGTATAACGTAAATTATTTAATTTATCAACCTTTATTTTAAAATTGGAAGGAATATTTTAAATGGAAGATGTTATAAGAAAATTGGCGAGAAGCAATTATTGGCAATTACTTTATGCTCGTGCAAAAGATTTAAGTAATATTCGATTATTTAAAAATGAAATGGATTTCACGTTTTTACAATTAAATCTGCTCCAGTATTTAGAAATATACAATTCATTATACACTGATTTATACATGAAAGAGAAATACATAAGTGAAGAAGTTATTAAAGATGATTTACGAACAGATGCTTATTTATTATACAAAAGTAAAAAGAAAGATTCGGATGAAAAAGAAGACAAAAAATCAAAACAAATAGACCATGGAGGTCTTCCAAGTATAATTTTTAAATCAAAAAGTAGGAAGAAAAAATAAATGTTAGACAATACACAATATTTAATTAGTTTTGTAGCAACTGTTCAGGGTGGTAAAATAGCAATCAGTCAACTTCAACAGATGGAACAAACTACTGGTAAATTGGATAAAGGTATGGTAAAAGCTGGAAAGAGTGCTAATAATTTCTCTCGTATGCTTAAACGCAGTGCTATGGTTATACCTCTTTGGTTTGTATTAAGAAGAGTTTTTATGGGCATTATGAACACTATTACTAATATGGTTAAATCTTGGTTAGAGTTAGATGATGCTTTAGCAAGAATTAAAACAGTAGTTTCTGCTTCGTCTAAGTCAATAGAAGCAGATATGATAGCTATTAGACGAACCATTTTAGATACTGCTGTGACAACAAGAGTTTCTATAAAGGAATTATCTGAAACTTTTTATTTCCTTAGAACTGCTGGATTATCTACTCAAGAAGCAATAGGGGCATTTAAACCTACTGTAGATGCTATGGTAGGAACAATGAATAGTGGGAAAGACACTGCAAGACTTATGGCAGGTGTTTTTAACACTATGGGAAAATATATAGGAGATAATCTTACAGTAACAGAAAAATTTACAAGAATAGCAGATGTATTAACTTATACTTATGCAACTCAGGATGTTCAGCTTCAGGAATTAACCCAATCCTATATGAAATTAGCTCCTTATACTGCTGGAATGTCTGATAGTTTTTTAGAGATGATTACAATGTTAGGATTTTTAAATACTCGCTTGTTGCGTTCAGGAAGAACTGGACGATTAACTGGTAGGGCATTTATACAAATAACTAAAAATGCAGATAAATTGGCTGGTATTTTTGATGTTACATTTGAGTCAGACAAACCTCTTGGTTTTTTAGACATTATAGGACAAATACATGACAGAATAGGAACAACAGGCAAAATATCAGCAAAAGCATCCAAGGCTTTAGAGCAAGTGTTTATGACAAGAGGAGCAGTTGCTGTTAGGTTATTAATAGAAAATTTTGAAGAATTAAAAGAGGAAATCGGATTGGCAGGAGAAAGCTCTAAAGATTTTGCTAAAAGAATGCGAGAGATTAGAGAAGCTACAGTCACTGCTCAATTTGAAAAAATGAGAAATATTTTACATACTATGTTTGCAGAGTTTATGAGTGGATTTATGGCTACTGGAGATTTGACTGAAGCTTTAAAAGAGTTTAATGATGGTTTAACATCTTCAATCCAATCAATCAAAACCTTTGGTTCATGGGTGGGGTGGCTTCAAACCCAAATGTCTCAACTTATATTGGGGATTATGGCATTGCAAAATATAAGACAAAGAGTGGCACTTGGAGAAATAGGATTTGGGGAAGGAATAGCAGAATATGCCAAATGGCTTCGTGAATCTAAAATTGAACTTATAAGTTTTGCTGAGTGGCAACAAAGAATAAAAGAAGAGCAAGAAAAAATGAAAGAGATAAGAGAAGAGGAAGTGAAAGTTCAAGAAAAACTTGTCAAGCAAGAAAAAGACCTCCTTACAGATATGGAAATTATTTCTTCAGGATTAAGCACTGAATTGAACATAATGAAGGCATTAGAAAACACCCAGTTGAGCATACTAAAGATGAAAAAAATGCAACTCGAACTTGATTTGGCTGGATTGGATTCAGACAAGAAAGAGATAGAGTTAGAGAAGGTGCAAGGAAAGATAACAGTAGAAACAATAAAACAACATAAGAAATTGGCAGATACTTATTTGAAAGCAGAACTTGACATACTGAAAACTATGGGTGTTCATCAACTTGACATACTCGAATATGAATTGAAAATTTTAGAAGGAAGTAAGAATTTAGTAGATTCTCGTAAACGTCAAGAGAAAATGGGAAAAGTCAGAACTAAACTGGCTAAAATAGAGAAACAATGGGGTGATAAATTAGGAAAAGGTTTGTGGGAGTCAGTTGATGCTCATTATAAGATGACTAAGGAGCAACTATATGAATTGGAGTTGGCAGAAGCATTGTCTGGGGTTGAGGGAGAAAAGCTAAGAATAGAGGAATTGAAATTACTAACGACAAAGGAACGTGTTAATCTTCTTGGCTACTATTCACAAGTTTATGCAACTCAAGAATTGAATATGGCTAAGGCTTTAGGGGCTAGTGAGTTTCAGATATTGCAAATAGAAAGGGAACAGTTAGAAGCAAGAAGAGACCAACTTCTTCCTTTAGCATATCAAGCAAAACTATTGAAAATTATAAATAAAGAGGAAATTTTACGAGCAAAAACCTTACTTAACCAACTTTCTACATATGGTGATATAATGAAAGAGTTTGAAAAGGCAACTCCATTGGAAAGACCTATGCTATTGAAAAGGATTCAAATGCAACGAATGTCACCTGAAGAACTTTATGGAGAGATTAAAGGTTCTGCTTATATTGAAAAAATATGGCATGATAACATGGATAAATTTAGTGAGATGCAAAATCTTATGGCAAAAAAGGCTAGTGCAGAGGCAAATAGACTTGATATTTGGAAAGTTGCATTTCCAGACCCCAAACAAACTGAGTATGATATTAAAAGACATGGGCAAACCATGATTACAGAGGCAGAACTATTTCTTAGTAACTTTGCTGAACTTTATGCAAAGGCAAAAGGAAAGACGGATGTTCGAGAACAACTTGTGGATTTATTTGCACCTTCTAAAGCAACAGCATTTTGGGCTACTTGGACAGACAGAGCATTAGAAGCAGTTCAAGCATTTAAAACAGCATATCAAAATGCTATTGAAATAACTCCAAAAGGAAAAGGTGCTGAAGCAGAAGGTGTTGGTCTAAAATCGCAAATTATTAAAAACTTAGAACTTTTTATCAAAGGTAAACCAGTTGCTCAAATGACTATTGAAGCAATGACTATCCAATTACCTCCAGATACATTGGAGAGAGTATCATTTGAGACTGCAAGTATAGTAGAAAGAAGATTAAAAGAAAATGAGGATTTACAAAAATTTTTAGCGGATGTCATCAGACCACATCTTTAAAGGAGAAAATAAATCATGGCGAATTATACTGTAAAATTGACGTTTTTGTCGTCAGAGTCAGGAAGTGTAGAATATGAGTTTCCTCATTTACAACATCTTTCCGACCCAGAAAGTGGGATGAAAGCAACTGTGATTAAGGGAAATAGAGCAGATGGGTCTTTGGTCATTCCTGGAGGAAAAAAAAGTCCTCAAATTCAAGTGAGAGGTAAATTGTTTGATAATGATGGTTATGCTGATATAACAAGTCTAATGAATGCTATGAGAAGTGATGTAGACACAGCACAGGGGACTTTAACACTTAAACATCGTCCTCTCACGGGAGGGGATTGGTCTACGGTCTGGAGCTATACGGTGAGGAGGCTTGATGAAATTCGCTTCCCACAGTCAATGAGAACAGGTGTGCAGGAATATGAATGCACATTTTTAATTTTGGCTTTTTAATAAATGAAGAATTATTGCATAGATTGTCTTAACAAAGGAATTAAGACTGAAATTAGTTTAAAAGTGAAACGATGCCAGTCTTGTGCTCAGAAAAATAGATTTAAAAATAAAGAAAATCATCCTTTTTTTGGTAAGAAACACAGCGAAACTCATAAAAAGAGAATTAGTAAAACACTGAAAAAAGCTTATAAAGAAGGGAGAAAAAAAGTTTGTCATACTAAAAAATCTAAGAAAATAATTAGCGATAAAGCTAAAGAAAGATTTAAAGACCCTACAAAACATCCGAATTTCAAAGATGGACGAACTTTACAAAAATATTACTGTAAAGAACCCGATTGTAATAGAGAGATAAGTTTATGTTCTGCTTTATATCATCAAGGTAGATGTCAAAGTTGTGCAAAAAAAGGAAAACTTGGTTATTGGTATGGTAAAAAACGTCCTGAACATAGTAAAAAAATGTCAGGTAAAGGAAGTCCAACTTACATAGATGGAAAAGGTAATGACCCTTATCCTTTAGAATTTAATAATAAACTCAAGGAACAAATTCATAAAAGAGATAATCATAAATGCCAAGTTTGTAATAAATCTCAATTAGAGAAAGGTAAAAAGTTATCAACTCATCACATTGATTATAACAAGGAAAATAATAAAGAAGATAATTTAATTTCTTTATGCCAAAATTGTCATGTAAAGACAAATTATAATAGAAAAGTTTGGAAAAAATATTTTAAAATAAAAGAATAAAAAGGAGGAACTAAATATGACAAATTTAAAATTTTATGTCAATGAGGTTGATGCTACTAAAGATTACGATACTGAACCTACTCATTATAAGGAGTTAGACCTTACGTTAGATTACTTCATTTGGACTGCTGGTAGTGATGATGTAAAAGATGGAGTGGATGAACCTGGAGAGGATGAATTAAATGAAGCTTCTACTATTATCCACGATACAGATGAAACTCAGGTAGCTTATTGTTTAATGTATGATGACAGTGCAGATGAATTAAGAGAAGTTATTGGTATGGGTGCGAATAGTAAATTTGTATTTTGTGTTAGATTTGATGGAGATACTGCTTCTGAACCAAGATTAGAAGCTTGGGATGATGATACTCATACTACTATTGATAAACATTGTTTGGGTGATGGAATACCAGCAAATTCTATGCTAAAGAGTGCTTGCACTACTTTTAATCCACCTGGGGCTAGTTGGGCTAAGGTAGGTGGAACACATACTGAATTAGCTGGAGGTAGTAATTATCTTTTGCTTAATGGTGGCACTGGTGCAATTATTTTAGATTCTGGTGAGACTTATAGGGAACTTTATTATAATCTGGCTATTGTGCTCGAAGGAGGAGATACTGAACCAGGTGCGTTTACCTTCGTGTCTACGATAAGATTTACCTACAATTAATTTAAGAAAGGAATAATAAATGAATAATTTACCTTTATACACTTTGATATTCGAGGATGATGAGAAGTTTATTGGAGGCACAGATTATAGAGATACTAAGTGGTTATCTATCCCCTGCAATCAGAAAATCAGGAGAATATTTTACAGATTGCCCACAAATGATTATTTAACTTTAGGGAATTTTTCTCAAATCTACCACTATGTTGAAGCCGTTCTAGATTTAAATGGCAAAAACAGAGGTAAGACTAATATAGAATTTGTTTGTTTATTATTGGAAAGAGGAGATAAAGTTTTGCAATATAAAATTAATCAGGCAACAGGAAATATAAATATGGAAATCTTTGATAAAGATGATGATTATATACAAAAACTTAATATAAGTGGTTGGAAATTAGGAATAACAAATTAAAAAGGAGGAGAATAATATGGAAGATAAATTAGGAATTACAGATAAAATACTGCTGAGGTTAATCAAAAAAAGAAAGTTGAATGATACTTTTAAATTAATTGGAGACGGTTACGTTGAGCTGAGGCGAAAAGATGGAAGTGTTATTGAAGGTTCACAAGAAGAAATCAAGGGAAAAAATATAGTTAATCTTGGAAAAGCACACGTAGCTAAACTATTAGGTGGAGTAGATTCAGTAGATGATTTTGAAGCTATAGCTATTGGAACTGGAACTAATGCTGAAAATGATGCTGATACTGCTTTGCAGACTGAAATTGACAGACAAGTATGTTCGCCAGTTCCAAGTTATGAAGCAGATTATAAATGTGTATTTGAAAGAACTTTTACTTTTGATTCTGGTGAGGAATACGCCCTTTGGGAAGCTGGATTATTTGACTCAGCAACTGCTTCTGGTTCAACAATGTTAGATAGATTTAAGTTTGCATCTGTGAAGAACGTGGATGCTGACACCGATTTGTATTGCAAAATCACACTTACGGTAGCTGGATAATAAAGAGAATAAATAATGTCATACGAACTTACTGACCTTCCACAGTCTGCAAATGTCCAGGCTTTCTGGAAATTTGAAGAAGCAAGTGGAATTATCTATGATGAAACTACCAATGATAATGATGGTAGTTATAATGGAGCATTGTATCAACAGACTGGCAAAGTAGATTATGGTCTGGGATTGGATGGAGATAATGATAAAGTTAGTGTTAATGATAGTGCTAGTTTTGATGGAATTATTGCTAGTGGCAAAATTTCTATATCTATTTGGGTAAAATTTAATAATCTTACAGGGGGTCGTTTCGTTGATAAACGAGATGATGGTAATAATAAGAGGCAATGGGGTTTTGGTTATGATGCAACAAATGTAAATTTTATCACAAATGATGATGGAACTGCTGGTGGTTGGCTTGGGGTTTCTTTTCCATTATCTGGTAACATTACTACTGGTGTTTGGTATAATATTATGGGAGTTAATGATGGAACTAATGTAAAACTATATCTTAATGGTATTGAAAAGGGCACTGATACAGGAAATGCTACTATTTTTGATGGTAATGCCCCTATTGGAATTGGTGCTTATATTGGTGATGGAAGTGAAAATTCTAGTAATTTGAATGCCACAATAGATGAAGCAATAATTTGGGATAAAGATTTAACTCCTACTGAAGTTGAAGATGTATATAAACTTGGAAATGCAGAATGTTTGGAAGATACTCTTACTCTATCTGATGAGGTTAAGATTAGTCTTCGTCCTGAAAGAGAGGAATTGTCCGATACTATTAACTTATCAGATGAAATACATGTTGCTAGATTATTTTATGCTGATGATTTGGAAGACACTATAAATTTATCTGACGAGATTGATGTTGAAACCTCTAAAAATTTAAAAGATACTATAACTTTAAGTGACGATTTACATCTTGAAGTTATTGAACGTCCAGACATTGACAATGACTTTAGAAGTTGTATTGAAGTATTAGAAGATATAGATAATAAATTTAATTCGGTTATCGAAGTTAGAAATGATAATATGAATGTGTTTAATAGTGTATTTGGTGTAAGAACTGACATTGGAGGTTATAACGACCTTAGAACAGAATTATTAGTAAGACATGACATCTTAAATGACTTTAGGACATTAGCCAAAGCACCAACAACTACTCCTTCTGTTCCAACTGGATTTGAAGGAAAAGATTGGGAAACCCCTGCTTCGGTGGCTTTTCAATCTAAAGGAAAAGAATACATTAAAGTTTATTTTGATAGTGTAGAACAAACAAATGTAGATATAGATACTATTACTATAAATAAAATTTTAGATGGTGCTCATACTGCTACTTTTGTATTAGGAAAAGCTTATGACAGTGGAAAACCTGATATGGAATCTGTAGTAGAGATTAAATATGATGATAAATTACTTTATAAAGGTTACATTGTTCAAATAATGCCTACAGATGAACCTGATACTATTAAAATTAATTGTCAAGATAAATTTTGGAAACAGAATAAAACTAGACATGATTTTTCAGTGGGTCATCCTCCAAGAGAAATAGGGGAAAGGACTTTCTATGAAACTATTAAAGAAGCATTGTTTTCAAAATTTGGATGGGCTGTTGACATAGGCAATTTCACTCCACAAAACATAGACTTAAATGATACCCAAGAATCTAATGCTATTACCCAATTAATTAATGAAAGTGGTAATTATTCTTGGTATTATGATGAGAACGGAAATAAGAAGTTATGGAGAGCAGGAGAAGGTAGTATAATTAATTTACAACGACAGGAATTAAATACTAATATTAATCTTTATCATGTATTGCGTCATAATTTAACTGACGATGTTTCTAATATAATTAACAAATACAAAGTAGTTATGGGAGATAAAGTTGAAAAGAACATTGATTACATAGCCAATGAAGGTTCTATTGAACATATGGCAATTCAATCCCAATCTATTCATGAAAAGGTTTATCCTGCTTGGAGTAATGATGATTATACTAAATATGCAAAAAACACTGTTTCTGAATTTGGTATGGATAATGTAAAAAAAGTAGATGAAGAAATAGCAAAAGAAGCTTATACTAAATATTCATTTAAAAGTCTTAGAGGAGTTAATGAAGAATGGGATGACATTTATCCTCCTTACATAGTAATATCTGTGCCAAGAGGAAGATTTCTTGGTGGATATTTTATAACTATAAAAGATTATAAAAAACGTGGAGAAGTGGTTGGTTTTAAGGATGAAGAAATCTTAACAGAGGGATTTACTATAGATTATGAAAACGAAACTGTAACTCTTGATGAGCAAGCTTATATAATACTATATAAGACAAGCAAGAAAGTAGACCCTAGTTATATGACAAAGCCTACAATTAAAGTTCATTTATGGAAAGTTAAACGTTGGGAATGGGAAGAGGAAATGTCAGGTGAAGAAGAATATGAAAGTCCATTAATTTTTAATACTACTAAAATGTGTGATTATCCTGAAACTATTATGCAAACTTTAAGTCTTTCTAATTTAACAGTTCAGGAAGGTGGTCAATATACTAAACCAGGATACTGGGGAAGAGATGATGATGGAGATTTGGTATATTTTCCTGAAGAATTAGTAGTAATTCCTTCTTGGAATGATACTGAATTTGCTAAGGATTATGCTAATTATCTATTAAGTCAGACTTGTAACAAAAAGACCACTGGAAATATTAATTTGACTTTAGATACGATTTGCCATTACCATATTGACCTCTCCAAACGAATAAACATTACAGGAGTTACTGAAGAGGCACTGAATATAGATTCGATGAATTTCAATATCGGTAGCTGGCTTGTTACTCTTAATCTTAAAAATGGTCGGGAATATAAAAGGCAAACCAGCATCCCGTATCGAGGAGAATAAATTATGTCCGAAAAAAGTTTAAATGACCGTATAGCCCAACTGGAAGATAAAATAAAAAATCTGGCTTCTCAGTTATCAATGGTGCACAAGAGCGTTAAGGGAAAAGGAAATTACGTTAAGCCCTATTCTAAAGTAAGTCCTCCACCTTTGAGAAGCACTTATAAATCAGTAGGACGATTAGGGGGAGGATTATCTGCTAGATATGCAGGAGGAGTTCTTTGGAATGATGCAGAGACAAAAGATATTAAATGGTTTAGTCAACCTGAAACACCAACTAAAGGTTATAACAAACATGGTCATTCTCGTTATGCAGGAGGAGCTTTACCTATTAATACTTTAGAATTAGTAGAATATAAAACTAACGATGCAGGAGAGATTATAGATAAAGATGAAAAGGCATTAAATAAACATTGTCAGAGTTTTTGGACAAAAGAACCCGAAATTGCTAAATCAGATGTAGAAGGTTATGAAGATGTGGAAAAGATTGGAAATTTTTTAGTTGAATTTGACCCAGAGACTGGAACATGGCAAACATTAATAGATGTTCAAAGAACTTATATAGTGCGAAGAAATGCGGATGGAACTATTAAAACAGACCTAAGTGTAAATAAAATGAAATCTCCTTTAAATGATAAGGATGAAATAGATACTCATGTTAATCAGAATATGGTATGGGACACAAATAATCTAATATGGAGATTTTATGCAGTTTGGAGACCTTATGTTGCTCCATAATATAAAGAGGAAATAAGATGGCTTGGTTAATAAATCCTGATGAATTGGCTAATAAACCTACTTATGGAAGAATATTAGTAGAAGCTATAAGAGCAATCAATGAAAGACAAAAAGCATGGGGTCGGGTTCAGTCAGTATTTTATAAATATGGTTTAGTAAAAACAAGTCTTGGAACTCCTGATGGTGGAATAAATATCCCTGCTTTAGATGCTCTTGATAATAGTCTTATGTGTGCTGAACAAATTCGTCAACTCAGAGACATTATAAAAAATTTAGCTGATGACATTTGGATTCCTGATGAATTTGATGATGATAATAATCCTAAAAAATATAATTGGATAGATGAAAATCCAGATAATTTGTATTATAGAACTTTTGGAGATGGTTATACTTGGAAAGTTGCTAATATTAATAATGAATCTTTTTATGATATAACAATAAAAGAAATTTTAAAATGTATAGAAAAACTTGATTGGATAGTTATTTATAAAGATAACGATTTTAGTTGGGGAGGTAATAAATATGTTTACATTAGTCGTTATCCCACAATTCCTCCAATTACTCCTACAGAAGTTTGGCAAGCTTGTTTATCGGATACTCCTACATTTTGGAGAAATTATTTAGATGAATTTGGACTAGGAACAAACTTAGAAGAAATTACTGATGCTGACGCTAAAGCTTATATAATAAGGTATTATTTGCATTTTCCTACTTATATACCAGAAGACCCCCTTCTCCAAGTGAAACTTAATGGTAAATTTGGTAATTATCGTGAGAATAAAGAAGTTCTTCAATTTTACAAAGGAACTTGGACAGGAACGGGTTCTCCTCCTTGGAATGCAGGAACTTCTCTTCTTTATGAATTTTCTCCAATTTCAGGAGGTTCTCATAAAATCTTTGATTTAGACTCTTCGGTTGTAAGTTCTGATGGTAATATAAGAATTTTTATAAAAATAAAAGCTGATGAAATACAACCTCTTGTTGATTGGGATGTTATACCTCCTGTTAATTGGGAAGCTGTAATAATATCTCAAGACCCTACTTTAATGATTAAAAGTCAGTGGGTTTATCCAGGAGAAATAATAGTTTAAAAAAATAATACAAAAAAATTAGCGGTCTTTAATTTAGACCGCTTTTTCTTTTATCTTCCTTCTTTTTTAATTTTCTCTTATCCTCCATAACATTCTTATAAACCGCAAAGTATCCCTAAAAGGATGTATCTTACTCTTTCTTCCTTTTTCATAAATACACTTGATTGGCACACTTGTAATTTCTCCTCCTGACTTTCCTACTCTAATTAACATTTCACTTTCCCACTCAAATCTATCACTTCTAAATTGTAATTCAAACACACTTTTATGCACTAATCTAAATCCGCACTGGGTATCAGGAATATTACGACCAGCCAAAATACTGATAATTTTACTCATAAACTTATTGGTTAATCGTCTAATTAAAGGCATTCCTACAGGGTTATGGAAACGATTTCCTACTATTATTTTAGCTTGAGGTCGTTGTTTAAGTGTTTCTATAAATTTGGGAATATCTCTAATATCGTTTTGTCCGTCACTGTCAAAAAATAAAACATAGTCCGTTTCTAATCCATTATAATATTTCTTAGTAGCTGTAGCGTAAAAAGCTCCTTGACGCATTGCAAACCCTTTACCCATGTTGTTTGTGTATGAAATAAGGTTAAAATTAGTCCACTTTTGAACTGTTTTTAAATAAGTAAGAGAATTATCAGTTGAACCATCATTTACTATAATATACTTATAACCACTTCTCCATAATCTTCCACATAAATCTACAATGTGTTTTTCTTCATTAAATACAGGACTAATAATTACAATTTTAAAATTCATTATAATACTCCTAATTCCTCTAAATCCTCTTTCATTAAAACTTTAATGTTCTTATTTGGGTATAATTTTCTAAATTGTCTAAACTTCTTTTTTGCTATATCTCTCCAATATCCTTTAATTTCAATGTAAGTATCAAACTCTGGCAAATAGAAATCAGGACGATAAGTCATTTCATCCAAGTCAAATGCCTTGGGTTCGTATAACCACTTTATTTTATTACAATCCAAAAAGAAAGCAAATTTAATTTCGTAAGAAGACCTCATCCAAATTCCTTTATAATAATCTCCTTTTCCTCTACCTATATGTTTATTATTATATATTTTTCCATAAGCAGAACTTTTTTTCCCAGAATAATATTTAGAATTACAATTATGACATCTTTTAGCTCTACAAACTATTTCAATTTTTATCCCTTTCTCTAAGCAATCTATACAATAATTTATTTCTCTATATTTTAATTTACCACTTTTAAAACAATATTTAACTGCACAACTTGGACATCTTCCCCCTCCATAAATTCCACTTTGCCAATTTATTTCCTCTCCACAGTCTGAGCAATAATAAGTCTTGGAACATCTACCATCTATTAGACCATGTTTATTTCCTTTCATTCTTTTACTATTAATTTTCCCATTACATTTTCTACATCTCCCCTGTCCATACAAAGCAGTTTGATAACAAACTTCATTATCACAACCTTCTTCTATACAATAATGTTTCATTTTACTTCTTCTACTATTTTTGCTTTTTCAATATCTTTTGGAGTAGTTTTAAATATGTTCTGGTCTTTTCTAATATCTCTATTCACAACTGAGAAACATAAATTTATAAAACTACAACAATTAATAAATGCTGTAGCTTTACCTCTCCAATTCAAATAAGCATTATAAAGATATGCTAAATAAGAATATTTATCTCCCATTTGAGCTTCTGCACAATAAATAATCTTCTCTTTTTCTTCTTCTGTTAATCCATTTATTCTTAACAATTTAGTTTTATATAAAAATTTATTTGAGTATTTAGTAATTTTACTTTTTTTAATTCCGTTTCCTTTAGCCCCTATTGTAAATTTATCATTTATGATTAACTCTACATGGTTATAATTACATTTTGAGACTTTACGAATTAGGAAACCTATAAAATCGAAGTAATAACATACTAAAAGAATATCACAAGATTGTAGGGTCATTTTAATATTCCTAATACTATTATATGAAAACTTTGGTCATATACCAAATTTAACCACATAGGCAAAGATTTGTTTTTAGGATTTATTAAGTTAGGATAAATCTTCTTTCCAATTCCAAAATAGTCAATTATAAAGTGAGTTATGAAAACTATTGCAAGTTTATTAATTTCCCAATGTGAGAATAACCAAATCCCAAAAGTATATAATAAACAATGTAATATCATAGAAAAAATTGATTGTATTTTAGTTCTTGCCAACCAGTCATTTTGTAAAAGAAAATCACCAAATAAATGCCCTGCTAATAAATTCATTGTAATTTCTCCTTTATGTATTCTCTCAACTCATTTTGGTCATAAGTATGTTTGTCTAGCATTTTAAAGAAAGTAGAATAATCTATTTTAGGAAAGGTAGGGATGCGACTGTCAGGTGAAACATTGTATATGCGAATTTTCTTTTCATTTTTATAGACGGAAAAATCTTTTTTTGCACGGTCTTTTGCATTATAGTAATTTATCTTGCCCGTGCCCCGATGGGTTAATTCCTCCTGATAAAAATGTGTGAGATACTTCTTCCCACTTTTATCTACTATTCTAGCTTGTTCAATAGCTCGTAAATCAGATTTATCATAACCCTTTTTTCTGGCTTCTCCATAATCAAATCCGAGCAGGAAGCAAATGCCAGAATCTAATATATGTATTCCCAAAGATAAACTGAAAATTCCTACCAAACTTGATTTATAACACCCTTTCCTAACATCTCTATTATACTTGCTAGTGCCTTGTAAGAAAATAGTATTAGGAAGTTTACCTTCTTTGAAGCGATGAGTTTTACCGATTATCAGGGGTAATTTGGCTAATTCTTCTCTCTGTTGGTCGTAGAAAGTGCGGTCTACATAGCATAATATCGTGGAATCAAAGTAATTGAAGCTGTAGTTTAAGCCTATTGTAAACCTTCCCTTTAGCTTATCCCAAAGTCCCATAGAGAGTGCAGGTTTAATGCTTGAGCCTCCACCTATTATGATAAGTTGATTTGGGTTCATTTATTTATTGTTCCTATGTTTTAATTTGTTACTGTTTTAGTAATAAAATGGAATATAAGTTCAATTATTTGTTTTTATCCATTCTTTATTGTGCCTGTTTTTTAGCCTTCGAGATGCCTGGTTATGGTAAATTACAATATCCTTTTCTTTTAACATATGTAGGGGCAAAGTATTATTTTGATTAGGAAACACTATGTAGCTATAAGGCAATTCATAAACTTTCAAATCCTTCCTTCTATTTACAACTACTTCCATACTTCTCTGCTCTATGGTATTTGGGCTTTTGGAAATTTCTTCAATGAACTCCTCCACTAACCCAATTACCTTTGAATTGTAATTTAGATACATTGTGCCACTAAGAAGATGAAATTTATTCCCATCCTTTTGTTTTCGCCACCTCCACATCCAGTTCAAAAAATGCACACCAATATCGTATTCATTAGGAATCTCCCAGAAAAGAGAAGGATACTTTTTTACTTCAGCATCTGAATCAAGGAACACAATACTTGACCCCTCATGTTTATGAAGCATTTTAAGAATAAATTCCGACTTATAGCTCGTATTAGCTTGCCATGAACCTCTATCTTCAGGATACTCTATATCATATTCCAAATTAAACTTCTTTAAAGATGGAATTAGAAATTTATTTATTACATCAATATAAGGAGTTTCTGCTGTCGCATATGAACAAAAAATAATCTTCTTCATTTCTTTATCCTTTTATCTACTGTTACTTTTCCGTGAAAACAATATTGATAACCTACTTCCCCATATTCATCGTAAGTGGTTGTTTTATAAATTCCCCTTCTTTTCCAATCATCATTACTAATCATTTTACCACAAGGACAAATTATTCCATGTTTCATTTCTTTAGGAACTCTTACCAAACAAATAAGATTAAACCCATTTAATCTATCAGGAACTTTCTCTAAAGATACTAATTCTAATCCAATCTTTTTAACATAATTTCTTATTTCTTTTTCACTAAAATGTTCCCAATGCCATTTAGAACGTTTTACAGGAATGCTTATATGAGGCACAGAGAAAATTAAGTATTCCTTAGTCCATTCTTTAAATTTATCAAATAATTTATCAATATCTTTTATATGTTCCACTATCTCAAAAGCAACCACAACATCATACTTTTCTTTAATGTCAAAAACATCTCCACAAAGATAGTTTATGTTTTTTCTTTTCCAATAAACATTGGCATAATCTATAGCTTCTTTACTATCGTCTATTGCTATTACCTTTCTTGCCTTGTTTGCTAATAAAACACTCCCATAACCACATCCACAACCCAAATCTAATACTGTGTCAGTATTTTTAACTATTGTATAGGCTCTTTTATATCTATCTATATGAGTGGGTTCTATTTTGTCTAAAGAAATTGCTACTTGTCTTTCTCCAGAATTTAATCTTTTATCTTGGTCTTTTCTTTGTTCGTTCATTTTCTTGTTCCTATTAATACAAAATATCCTCTAACTTTATGCTTATAAACTTTAACATTAAATCCTGCTTCAGTAAATAATTTTCTTACACTTATTTCTCGATTTAAAGCCAAACTATTAATTTGACTTCTTCGTTCTTTTGCTCTTGTTGGAATGACTACTACTTTGCATAAAGGTAATATTTTTTCTTTTAATAATTTTATTTCTTCATTGTTCATATGATATAAAACAAAAGAAGCAACCAAAGCATTGCAAGTTGGTTTATTATTCAAAGCATAATTCTTGAAACTGGTATTGTAAAGTTTTACTTTTTCATTATTTCCCCACAGTGATTTTATACAATCCACAGTTATTTGAGCTTGTTTATAATATTTCTCTTGCTTTTCTAAGGCAATAAGACTTTTAGCATGTTGCATAATAGACCAAATAAACATACCTGCATTGCATCCTATATCCAAAACTCTACATCCATCTAAAACAGATAAATGTTTGGAAGCAAAATCAAGACGTTGTTTTACATTTCCATGTGTATGATAAGGTTTAATAGCTTTATCCCATTTCTTGGCAATTTTACTATGAATTATTTCAGGGATTATGGTATCTTTTATTGCTTTAAGATTACCAAAATTATAATCAGGATGACTATAAACAACATCTACAGGAATTTCTTTAATACCTAATTGTTGGGCACAGAACAATCTATGTCGCCCATCAACTAATAAAATATCTCCATCTCTTCCAATAGCAACTTCCACACTTCTCATGTTTGGGTTTTGAATGTAACCTTTTGTTTTAATGTTTTCATACAAACCTTCCCAATTATAAACAGATTTTTTACCTGATTTAAACAATAAAAAATCCCTATGAAATCTACTATCATAAATTGTTTGCTTGGTTGTATCCCAACTACCTGTTAAAATCTCTCCAATTAATTTAAACTTTTTTTCATTAATTCTTCTTACTCTAGTAGTTATACACCCACCTATTGGAGAAACTCTTTTTACTACCTTTGGGTCTATAAATATCTCATTTTTCTTTCTCATACTATTGTTTCCTCCATTTTTTAATATTTACTCGTAATTGTTTCATAAATTTTACAAACTCTACTTTACTAATACTATCATTTGTGTATAACCAATTACTATCAAGGTCTCCAGGATGTATTTGTATTCTTGAAAAGTCCATATCCAAAGACACTTTGCCCTTTTCATACATTCTTTGCCATAATGGACTCCCTGGAAGTGGTTGGCAACAATATTGCATGAAAGATTTAAACTTGTGTTTTCCATTCCATTTTTTAAGAAATTCACTTGTCTTATTCATACTCTCTAATGTCTCTCCAGGATAACCCCATACAGAAGAAGCCCCTGACCTTATTCCATGTTTACCAAATAAAGTAATACAATTTTCAAAATCTTTAGTAGTCACTCTACCTTTTTTCATTGCATTTAATATTTTCGGTGAGGCAGATTCTAATCCAAATCCTGCTAATTTTAATCCCAAGTCCTTTAATACTCTTACAATGTCATCAGTTACCAATTCAGAATTAACAGAACCTTTCACTATCTTAACTTTACCTAATAGATTTCTTTTATTTAATTCTTCTTTTAATCCTACTACTTTCTTCAAATTAAAAAAAGAAATGTCATCCAAAAAAACATAATTAGTCTTACCACTTTTTTTATAATGAGTTTCTATTATATCCACCAATCTTTGAGGAGATAAATATCTAAAGGGTCTCCAAATAGCCTGTTCAGAACAATGGTCACAGTTATTTACACATCCTCTTGTTGTTAGTATTGCAACAGCGTCTCCGAAGTCGTATTTAATCTGGGGATAAATTGGAATGGGCAATTCATCCATAGGAAGTGGCTTTCTTGATTTGTTAATTATTATTCTATTACCATCCCAAAATGAAATTCCATCAACTTCTTCTAAACAACCCATTTTGTATTTCTCTATGTGCTTTAATAATTCTACTATTGTTACTTCTCCTTCTCCTAATATTCCTATATCCACCTCTTTGGACATGGTTAGAGGCAGGGCTGTGATGTGAGTTCCTCCCATAATTATCAAAGAACCCAATTTGTCCTTGGTTTCTTTAGCTAATCTTTTAGCAATCATATAGGATTCAGTAGCAGAAGAAATTCCAACTATATCAGGCTTAAATTTAACTATCTCATCTAAGGAATAACAAATCTTAATATCTATATCTAATTTAGCCTCTCTCATACTTGCTATGAGATAATCAAATGTTACTGAATGACTCTTTCTCTGTCTCTCATGTAAAAATACTTTAATTAATGCTAATTTCATTTCTTTTTCTCCTTATCTTATTTGCATGTTATACTCTAAAGGACTCTTTCCGTCATAAAATTTAGTTCCAGGAAAAGCTTGAAATTTGTAAAAACCACCTACAATCAATTTTCCTTTATTTATTTTTATAAAATTCTTAGTTGCCTCAACATCTTCCCTTGTTTCTTGTGGGAAATCATGTATGAAAGAAGCAGAAATACTTAATCCTGCTCTATTTGCTATGTCTATGGTTTTCTGATTATCCTCTACAGTGGCTTGCTTGTTGTAAATTTTAAGTATCCTATTACTTCCACTCTCTGCCCCAAACTTTATCCTTCTACATCTCATTTCCTTGAGCATTTTGGCTTTCTCTTCTGTTAATAATTTCGCCCTCACTTGGATTTCAAGATAAAGTCTTTTGTTGAATTCTTCCCTCATCCACAATTCATAAAATTCATTGAATCTTTTAGTATTAGCTATAAATAAATCATCCTGTAAATAAACTATCATTGCATGGGGATTATTTTTGAAAACCTGCTTTATTTCTTTTATTATGTATTGTGCACCATGAAATCTTGCCCTTTTCCAATAGGTATGTGAGGAGCAATAATAGCAATTAAAAGGACATCCTCTTGAAGTCATAAAGGACATTAATTTAGTAGGACATTTTCCCCTAAATGGATGTTTTATAGTGTCTAAATTCTCTATTAAAGGTTCTCTTATTATTTTAGTTTCCACTTTATTATCTATAATCTTTTGAAAAGCATTTTCACCTTCTCCTATCACTATATGCTTAAAAGGATAATCTTTTAATCCTTCCCAAAGAGTCCCCTGCCCACCTATTACAATTGGAATTTTAGTTGAATCAAGAATAAGTATTGCTTCTTTTAATCCTTGCACTACACTTGATAGTCCTATTAAATCACAGTCTTTCAATTCCTCTCTATTCTTAATTATTTCAATGTCAGCATTAATACAATTAGATTTTAAATAACCAAGCCCCAAAGGGTATTCAGAGTATCTATTATTCAGTTCCCCACCACATTGATAAAGTTTAATTTTCATATACTTTTTCCATAATTTTATACATTTCCATTTCTGTAAGGATAATCTTGGTCTTACTTGGTTTAAGATTTATCGAGTAAATATATTTCTCCAAAGGCAGTTCACAATAAGTGAATATTTTCTTTAGCTCTTTAGCAGGGTTATTAATTAAGTCCAAATAATTTAAGGTATAAAAATCTGTATTTTTTCTACATTTCTCTACATAGTCTATAGTTTCATTCCATTTATTTATAACCTCTTCCAACTTAAATTTTGGAACTCTATGTTTGAATGAATTAATAACTCCTATTGGATTCCTATAAATTGCTATTATTTTGGGTTCTAGAAAGATTTTAGGAAGTATTGAAACAGCAAAGGAAAGTGCAGGTGCTTTTAGAAGGAGTCTTTTCTCTTCAAGATTTTTGCTTACTTCTTTTCTTATTTTCTCTCTAATTGCTCGGTAAGGAGATACAAAAGAAGCTAATACCCAAATACCTTGTTTTAAAAATAATTTAGATAATTCAGTTACTCTTCTTAAATTCTCATTCCTATCTTCTTTTGAAAATCTCAAATCTTTCCATAATTTACCTCTCACAATATCCCCATCTAATCTTTGATTAGATATGTTCATTGTGTTTAATACTTTGGACAATTCATCCATAAGAGTAGTTTTCCCACTACAAGGAATTCCAGTAGCCCAAATCAAATATGCTTTATTCATACTCCTAATCTTCTCCGAATACGAATTCTATCTCTCTTAACGAAATGTCTATTATATAAAAATCTGTAAAAATATAAGAACCATAATTTCATCTGGTTTACATTGATAATGTATTCAGGGTTTTCTTTTACTTTTTTCCAATTTAAACTGTTAGAATATTCCAAAGTAAATCCCTTCTGAGAAAAATAGGCATCACCAAAGACTACAACTGGTTTTTCTAATAAACATGCCTCTAAACCGCACTGAGAGGTATTAACGAACACTAAATCGGCTCTTTTGATTAGTTCTTGTGTATTAATAGTTTGGTCTTTAAATCCACTTACTATTACAACATTTTGGGGCTTTTTCTGTTTTTCTAACCATTTCCCTGTTTGTCCCCATTTTCTATGATGATACTTATCTTCTTTGGGATGACATTTTAAAATTACATTCCAATCCTTAAATTCTGTCTCAGCCAGTTCAAAAACTCTTTTAATAAAAGTCTCATTGTTAAATTGAGAATCATACAAAGTAACTTGGTCTGCATAAACCTGAAGAGGAACAAAAATAGTTTTATCATACTTTAAAGTTGGTAATTTTCTTTCAGAAGGAGTAGGATAATTAAGAGATTCAAATACCTTTTTTATAATTTCATCGACTTCTTTTTCTCGTTCTGGAGTTAGCACTCTCGTATCCAGCCAGTCCTGAGAGCATCTGGCAAACAAATGTCTATTAACTATGAAACCAGTATCAAAATCAATAAAAATCTTATCTTTGATAAAGGAATTTTCAATAGTAATTATACCTATTCCCATCTCCCTTGCTACCTCTGCACAAGCCCTTGCATAATAAGTTAATCCTCCTTCTATCATTATATAATCGGGGTTTTCTTCTTTGAATGTTTTAAAACACCAATCTATTATAGCCATTGTCCTTTTAATCCATTTAACTTCCATTGCTTTATTATTACCATACCAATTTATCTCTCTTGCCATTGCTACTTTTATCATGTTTCTCAAATTAAATCCTTTATGATAAGGGTCTGCTGTTTCTGGTAAGGGCATTTCAAAGACTCTCATACCTCTACCTACCTTGCCAGGTTCTATTCTCTTGAGTTCTACCCCACTTTTTTTAAGAAAAGCAAATTGATGTTTATTCTTGGGGAATACCCAACACATCCAATCCAAAAGAATTATTTTTCTCATTTATTTCTCCACATTACAAATGGCGGTTTCTTAATTAATTTACTTTGGTCTAAATTATCTATAAAAT